GTTCGCAAATGCCCGGCATTGTGGAAGAACGCTTTAATCAACTTCAAGAAATTGAAGGTATCCTTGAGTACTTAAACATTGAACTTCGTAGACTTCGTAGTCAACATTTTCGCAAGTATTTAGAAAACTATCAACGAGCTTTATCTTCTAGGGACTGTGAAAAGTTTGTAGAAGGTGAAGCTGATGTTGTAGACTTTGAAAAAATCATCAACGACTTTGCCTTGCTGCGTAACAAATGGTTGGGTATTATCAAAGCACTTGACCAGAAACAATGGCATCTCAGCAACATTGTTAAACTACGGGTATCGGGCCTAGAAGACGCCAGTCTTTAAATACTGGATAATATACGCAGATAAATATCTGCATGAAAATAGTTTTAATCACTGGTGGATTTGACCCCCTACATTCCGGGCATATTGCCTACTTCAAAGCTGCAAAAACTCTAGGCGACATGTTGATTGTTGGATTAAATTCTGACGATTGGCTTGTTCGTAAAAAAGGTGCAGCCTTTATGCCATGGAACGAACGACTCTGTATTATTAATAATTTATCAATGGTCGATGAAGTTTATACCTTTGATGACGATGACGGATCAGCAAAACATTTTATTCAACAAGCAAGAGCACATTACCCCGATGCCGAATTAATATTCGCCAACGGCGGCGACCGGACCAAAGATAACATTCCAGAAATGGATGTTGAAGATTCTAATTTATCATTTGTGTTTGGAGTAGGAGGCGAGGATAAAAAGAATTCTAGTTCTTGGATTCTTCAAGAATGGAAGGCTCCTAAAACAGAACGTCAATGGGGCTATTATCGTGTACTACACGAAGTGCCTGGCATGAAAGTCAAAGAACTAACTGTAAATCCCGGTTGTAGTCTATCGATGCAACGTCATAATCTACGTGCCGAATATTGGATTGTCAGTGAAGGTGAGGCTGTGGTCAACAGAGCAACGCCGTTGAATTTTGAACTACCGCCTGCACTGTTAGATAAACACGACCAACTACATGTTACAGTACAAGAGTGGCATCAACTTACTAATCCCTACGAACACCCGTTAAAAATTGTAGAAATACAATACGGTGAACAATGCATTGAAGAGGACATCGAGAGAAAATGAAAATTTTTGTAGGATATGATATTAGAGAAGATATTGCATTTCAAGTCTGCGAATACAGCATATATAAACACCAACCTCAAGCACAAGTCATGGCGTTGAAACAGCAAGATCTTAGAAAGAGCGGTATCTATACCAGAGATATCGATCCTTTAAGTTCTACAGAATTTACCTTTACAAGATTTTTAGTTCCCTATCTTACAAATTATCAAGGCTGGGCGGTTTTTGTAGACTGTGATTTTGTTTTTGTCGACGATGTTGCTGAGTTGTTTAAACAGGCCGATGACAAATATGCAGTGATGGTAGTCAAGCATGATTACACTCCTAAAGAAGGCCTAAAGATGGACGGCTGCCAGCAACTGCCCTATCCAAGAAAAAATTGGAGCTCGGCTATTTTATGGAATTGTGCTCATCCATCTAACAAACAGATAACACCCGATGTAGTAAATTCTCAAACAGGTCAGTATCTACATAGATTTCAATGGCTAGATGATTCAGAAATTGGAGATTTAGCCCCAGAGTGGAATTGGTTAGCAGGTTGGTATCAAGAACCACAGGACGGTAATCCCAAAGCCATACACTACACCGAAGGCGGCCCTTGGTTTAAAGAATATCGCCGTTGTGAATATCACAAAGTATGGAAACAAAATCTACGTGAGATGTTGAAATGATATTTCTCAGCAAGGATGGGAAGGATCCATATATCAACATGTTTGCACAGGGGTGCAACACTAAGACAACCTCAACTAATGATTTTAATTATACCGATAGCACTGACTCGATTGTGTTGAGAGGCATACTTAAGAAAAAGTGGATGCATCAATGTTGGGAAGATACTAGAACTTTTTACTACATGGACACAGGATATTTTGGCAACGAAAGAACTGATTCAAATCCTAACGGTTGGAAATATTGGCACCGTATAGTAAAGAATGATCTACAACATGGCGAGATAGTTCCAAGAAAAGACGATAGGTTCAAACATTTTAATAAAAAGTTTCAGCCTTGGAAGAAAGATGGAAGAAAGATACTAGTGGCCAAGCCGGATGAAAAACCCATGCGATTCTATGACTACGATCTAGATACTTGGCTAGAACATACGATAAATGAAATAAAAAAACACACGGATAGACCTGTGGTAGTTAGAGAACGGGCGCCTAAAAGATTGGATAGAACTGTTAACGATACACTAGAGCAGGCCCTCAATAACGATGTGTTTGCATTGGTTACATTTAACAGTGTGGCGGCTACAGAAGCTGTATTCCAAGGAATTCCTGCATTCACACTAGCGCCGGCTAATGCTGCCAGTCCCGTTAGTCTACAAGATCTATCTAAAATAAATGAACCTTACTATCCTGACCAAGATAAATTACATGCATGGGCCTGTCATTTGTCCTACGGACAATTTCATAACTCAGAACTAAGAAACGGCAAAGCCATGGAGATGCTGCTAAATGGATGATATATCAATAGAAGAAATATTTCAGAAAACAATCAAAGGCGCGCCACTAGATGTCTACCGAGGTGTTGCTAAAAGAAAACACATACAAAGAGATTGGCAAGAGAAAAAAGATTTCTATTATCTAGACACCGGATATTTTGGAAATTTTATAAGTCTAGGTAACCCCGGAGGCAGAAAACTTTTTCACAGAATAGTTAAAAACGATTTGCAAAAACATTGGTTGGAAAATTGTCCCAGCGATCGATGGGAAGAAATTTGCAAAATTGATCCTAGATATCAATGGAAGGGCTGGAAGAAAAAAGGCAAAAAACTCTTAATAATTGTACCAAATAGAAAATCGTGTGTGTTTTATGGTTACGAAGAGGGCAAGGCCAAAGATCGAGATGAAAGCAAGCCCACTTGGCTAATGAACACCATAGAAACTATAAAAAAACACACAGATATGGAGATTGTTGTTAGAGAAAAAGGCAGCAGGTCAGCACGACATAACCATTCAATATTTGATGCTCTGGATGAAGGCGTATTTGCCACAGTAGCCTTCAACAGTATTGCAGCATTAGAATCGGTGATATATGGTATACCATCGTTTGTCGCTGTGCCATGTGCAGCATCTCCCCTGGCGCTGACTGACCTTAGTCAAATAACTACTCCGTTCTATCCAGATGAATCGTTAGTGCAACAGCACTGCGCATCGTTGGCCTACGGACAATTCACCGGTGAAGAAATAGCCAATGGCACAGCATGGAAGTTATTAAACAAATGAAATTATTAGTTAACGATAGTGAAATAGCAAGATATCTTATTTCCTTGATAGATCTCAAAGAAATTTGCAGTCAGCACGAGATTCTGCCAATAAACGTACAAGAAGCAATAAATTTTATTACCGAAAAAAGAGATCATAAAAAATTCGACATTAATAAATTTAGAGATAAGTTCAAAGAAAAATTATATCGAGGTAATTTAGCAGATGTAAATGACTGGTCCAAAAAAGTCAAGAGCACTATAAGTTTTTATAGATCAAATCATTTTAAAAAAATTCGTGATCATGTCGAATACTTTATAGATAAACTAGATGAAAAAACTATTATAGATGGTTATGTTAATAGCGATAGTCAATATTTTATCAAAACTGTGGGGTTTCAAATTGACCCCACAGCTGAAATGATACGTAGAAAAGATTTTAAAGATATCCACGAAGATTGCCTATTGAGAAATACCGGAGGCAATGAAACTATTTTAGTTGATAAAATTGACCGAGATCTACCTTTTTGGTTTATCGACAGCGGGTACACTAATTTCATAGAGCCGAACAAAAAATGGCATAGATTGGTAAGAAATCATCTACATTTCAACACACCGTTCGATGCACCAGTTGATAGACTGGAATCTTTTACTAGTTTTCCACAACCATGGCGCCGAGATGGAAAAGCAATTTTAATTGTTGAGCCAGGAGAGTTTGCAGCCGATATATTTCACACAGATGCTGGTACGTGGGGGCAACAAGTAGCAGAAGAATTGAAAAAATACACAGATCGTCCTATAGAATTTAGATCTAAGACAAATAAAAAAACTAGAAAAAGTCTGTACCAACAGTTACTAACAGGAGATTATTACTGTACAATTAGTATTAATTCTAATAGTGCTGTTGAATCTATTTGGGCTGGCATCCCGGCTATCACTCTAGATAAACATGTTAGTAATATTGTTACTAGAAATTCATTATCTCAAATTAATGATCTTTATTATGGTTCGTTAGGCAATTGGTTAGCATGGTTAAGCTATTGTCAATTTACCAAAGACGAGCTTATGAACGGTACCGCACTCGATATCATTAAGGAATATCACAGTGTCTAATATAACTGCTGTGGCCTATTATGCTGGTATCCCGCCTAATAATCATAACATGGAAAAGCCGCAGATATTGAATTATTTTTGTCAAGGAGTTATTGCAGCCGGTGACACTGCAATAGCGCATACTGGAATGAATGCGATTCCTTGCGATGTCGCACTTATACAAGGGTTCGTTCACGAGCACGGAAAAACTGCACCGCATCTACAGTTAAGACAAAGTGCAGTGGATCTTCAGAAGAAATCAAATAAAAGATCGTTGATCGTAGATAGCAATCTGTTTCTGTACGCAGACAAATCTAACCCACTACACTATTTGAGATATAGTTTTGACGGAGTATTTCCGACTACCGGATTTTATTTTGATCAAGACATTGATTCCTCTCGCTGGTTAAAAATCAGCAAAGATTTAGGTATAAGTCTACAGCCTTGGAGAACACAAGGGACACATATTCTAATCTGCTTACAAAGAAACGGTGGCTGGAGCATGCGAGGATTAGATGTTATCGAATGGATGAATTCGACTATTTTAGAAATAAGAAAATACAGTAAAAGACCGATAGTTGTTAGAGCACATCCCGGCGATAAAAAAATTGGAAAATATTTAAAAGTAAATCACAAATCAGTATCATTAAGTACCAATGCCGATCTTAGAGAAGACCTGCACAATGCATGGGCCACAGTGGTCTACAACAGTAGTCCTAGTGTAGCCAGTATTATAGAAGGCATTCCTGCATTTTTAACAGATCCACAACCACAGCACAGTCAAAGTGTTGCAGTAGCTAATACCGATATAAGTAGAATAGAGGATCCGGTGATAGTTGACAGGCAATCGTGGATAGAACGATTGTCAATGTGTCATTGGAAATTTGACGAATTAAAATCTGGTGAAGCCTGGAACTTTTTTAAACAATACATATGAAAGATTATAAATGGAATGCGGTTTTCAAGCCGCTGATAGAGCAATACAAACCAAAAACGTTCTGTGAAATAGGATGCCATGAGGGATTAACACTCAAATCGTTGATCCCGTTCACTGAAGAGTTAGGATATAAAATAGAGTATGTCGGATATGATGCGTTTGAATTGGCAGATAGGCCAACTTTTGAATATCCTCAAAATCCCATCACAGGAGAAATGGAACACAATGGCAAGGAATCCGCATCTTACAACGTGATCAAAGAACGCTGTGATAAGTATGCTAAGAGGGAGCTATTAGAATCTTACAAATTAATCAAAGGGTGGACACATGACACATTAATTGGTCCACTAACTTTTGATATGGTGTATATAGATGGCGGCCATTCATATTCTACAGTCAAATGGGATTACGAACAGGTAAAAGATAGTAAGATAATAATTTTTGACGACACATATCCCGAAAAATTTCCAGGGGTGGCAAAATTTATAGAAGAATTAAAAACTTCAGGAATAATAGTAACAGAACTAATTGAAAAAAATGCTGAAGGAAAAATTATAATGCAATGTGCAATTATTATTAACGAATAGGAAAATAAATGAACTATCCCGTAACACCCACTGAATATCAAAAAGATTTATATCAACCCGAATGGTACGAACGTGATTTTTTCTATAGTCCCGATGGAATCCGAGAGTTTCCGGATCATCATTGTAAGATGACTTGGCTTACTAGTTTACCCTTTATTCAAGGCGTACGAAATGCAATAGATATTGGTTGTCGTGATGGTGAATATACTCGATATTTGTTCAATCATTTTCAACATGTGTATTGCTTTGATCCAAGATTTAGAAAATATTTTCCTTTTAATGTAGATCTAACTAAAATAACTCATTTTAGAATTCCCTTAGGAGATGGTCCTAATCCTGAAAGATTAGGAAGAGGTGCTGGTAAAAATATGACAGATAAAGTTTTTTATTGTTTAGATGATTTCAATCTGCAAAATATAGATTATATTAAAATAGATACTGACGGTTATGAAATGGCCAATATCAAAGGTGGTTTAAAAACTATTACACGAGACTGGCCTATAATAGTATTGGAAGTATTTTTTGAAAGAGAAACCTTAAAATATGTAACTGAAGAGTTAGGCTACAAAATTAAAGCAGTATGTCCCCGTGGATGGGATCACATTTTAGTGAAAGAATAGGAAATAAAATGAAAAAATTAAACAACGGGTGGATGGTACCCGATGACGATCAAAGAGTAACCCGGTTGCTCGAGCACGATCAGTTTATGCACGATCCCGAATATGAATCTAAATTTATGCAAGCAGTTATTACTCATTTGCCAAACAAAAGAACATTTGTAGATGTTGGAGCCAATGTTGGTATTTGGAGTTTGCCTATGACCAAACATTTTTCTAACGTGGTTGCCTACGAACCGTCAAAACAAAATATTGAATGTATCAAAGCTAATATTCCCTCCGGTATCGAACTGCGAGAAAAAGCAGTTGCAGATTTCAACGGTGAGGCTGAATTTTCTCAAGCTGAAAAAAACTGCGGAGATGGAAAATTAGTTAGAAACGGATTGCATCTAACACCGAACATTTATGTGGTTGAAGTTGTTAAATTAGACGAGGAAGAGTTAATAGATGTTGATATGATTAAAATTGATACACAAGGATGGGAATGGGATGTAGTAAAAGGAATGAAAAATATCATCGAAAAATATAAACCTTGGGTCATGATCGAAATCAACGAAGACGTTGATTTGTGCTGCTCCTTTATGGAAAATTACGGCTACGAAACAGTATCTCTCAAAAGTAAAAGAAACTTTCTTTGGGCGCCTAAAGACGGCCACAACAGTCCGGAAGATAAATCTATACTTAACAGATACTTAGGCCCAGGTCCGTACGCATTAAGATTCGGCGGTTAGGTGTTAATAACTTTCCAGGCATACCCGGATAATAATTCTTCTCTAGTAAATTGACAGTAAGATAAATGACAGAGCCAAGCTAGTTTTTCATCGTTGTCTGCTGGTTTAATATTTTCTATATCTTTTATTTGATACTCATATAAACTTTTTGTTGCAGAATGTCCTAACGGAATCGTTGGTATACTACACATAGCTGCTTCTACTAATGCATTTGATGAGTATCCTACAACACAATAGGTATTATTTTTAATAAAATCTTTAAAAGTATTAGTAATTGTTCTTTCGCTACGCGGCGCAGGCCTGGTTCTTATTCGTATATTACGATCTGAATATTTTTTAATTTCTAGAGTTGTCTTTTCTATCCATTCTTCCTCTAAACCTAGATTTAAAGTATGACATATCTTTCTATCAGGAGGCACTATTACAATATCATCTCCATGAGAAAAATTTTCTGTTGATAAATTTAATTTTTCCCATCGATCTGCTGGCCTATCTATTATTTTATTAGTATTTTGAAAGCCGTCCACGGTGAGGCGAAACACTGTTTTTCTTTTTCCGTTACCAAAATACGCACTATCAAAATTATAAAATGTTAATTTGTATTTTTCACAAATTTCTAACCACTGAGGTTTAAAAAACCCT